TCATTAAACAGGTCGGTGTAAACAGTCATCAGGCAACCGCAGGCCGTGGGATACCGGCTAACTGTTTGATTAACGGCGACAGGCCTGACACTGCAGCTGTGCCCATGTCGCTAAAACTTGCGAATTGGTCTATGGCGCCACGCTGTCTGTAAATCGAGCCACCCATCATGATCGTCGCTAGCTGGACATCTGCACTAGGGACAACAGTCAATTGGTCGGTGTAGCCAGATTCTTGACGCCTACGAAAAATGAAGTTGTTGGCGCTATTTGCACATTGAGTTAAGAAAGCCGTTTCGTCATCACCAGCTAAAGCAATTCCTAGCCAGGTGCCAATCTGTGTGCCCGTAATCCACGTGCATGTTTCTGTGTAGGTCAGGGTGCCTTGTGGGATTGCAGCTGTGCGGTCTAGGTCGTCGCCAGCGTCATAAAACAACACTTGGTTAGGTATCGGGTAATTGAAATCAAATGTTAGATCGCCGTTACTGGTAACACCCGTAAACAGGTAGGCAGGCAAAGCGTAAACATTGTGCGTACCGTTTAGCCCGTGGCCTAAACTTGCCAGCGTAAACGGTAAGCCCAAATCTAGTTCGGGTTCTGTCAACGTTTGAACCACAGCGTAATCGTCTAAACGCTGATGAAACGTAACTTGGTAAACAGCCATGGGCGGCTAACCACCTTTCGAGTTGGTGGTCAGGCAATAGCGATTGACTTAACCTGGTCACCGTCAGCGATGAACGTACTTGCATAGCCATGGTAACTGAAGACCTTGCCGAGGGTACCCGGTTCGTCCCTCGTCATAATTCCACGAATTTGCTCATAGTACTCAATGGCCGAGCCACGAGCTACAACCATGGTGTTATCTGCAAATGCACGGTCAACAACAAGGTTGAGGCCCAACGGGTTGAAAGTGTTCATCTGGGTAACGTTTGCAGAACCAATTCCGTTAATACCCATCAAACCTGCGACGCCTGTGTACGGAAAAATTGGTCGCTTGTCTGCGTCGAGTTGGCTACCCAATTTTTTCCAAACATCTGGTGACACAAAAATGTGGTCAGGCAAAAAGTTGGTGGCGGCCAAAATGTCGGTTGCGGCGTCATACAAAGCCGAAATTAGTGAACTTGGGTCGTTGGCGGTAACTGTCCAAGTTGAACCTGAAGCGGTGTCACCAGCAAGAATTGCGGCACACAGCAAAGCGTCGGACTGAATCATGTATTGACCAGCGAGGTCACGCAACACAATTTCAAGCGCACCAGGTGACGTAAAGTCAATATCTTGTACCGAGAAGGTCACCTGGCCTGCCAAAGTGGTCTTAGAAATTACGTTCGAGGCAATCACGGGGGTGCGTGCAGTAACGGCGCCAAGTTCTGAAGCCTGCGTGCCAACTTCGGTGTGGGTTGTCCAAGTCGGGCGAATCCAAGTTTTCTGGTTTCCACCGTCCGGCATGGCACGGGCGCCAACAGCTGTAACGACAGGCCTGATGTAGTTCAGATCCTCAAACACAGGGCCGAGCACGTTGACATTTAACAATCCAGGCGAGTCCGTTGTGACTGAGTCGCCAGCGGCGGCCTGCAATGCGGTTTGGCGTGACTTCATCACTTCAACAGCTGCGGCATTGACACGATTCCAAACTTCGCCACCAATGTGGTAGGCGGCGAGGTATTCGCCAGCGGTTGGCATACCGAAATTACGCTTTGGTTGCGCAAAAATTGGTGCGGTTGGGATTACGGTTTCTTCAACAACTGCGGGGCTGGTTTCCATTTTGGGTTCTTCCTTTGGTGTTTCGACTTGTGGCGCTTCCGCCGCTACTTGACTGATCGTAGCACCAGCAAAAGCAGGCGTGGGGACAAGGGAAAGTTCTACCCAGTCAGCCGCCAAAATTGTCATGTTGCCTTCGTCGTCGTATTTAAATTCTGTGGGGTTGACACCAACTGAAACGCTGTCAATTACACCGTCAGCTGCGAGCACTAAAGCTTCGTCACCGGCACGTGTGTTTGACACTTTGGCTGTGAAGTACATGGCTTCAGGGCTGTCAACTCGTTCTGCAACCAAACCAACGGGCTGGGTTGAATCGTGGTACATGTAAAGGCGTGGTGCTTTGCCTTCAACGGGCAAACTGCCTGGTGCGAATTGCACGGTGGTGCCATCGCTGACAGTTGCAAAAGTGTTGTAAGGCACTGCAATGCCTGTGATTGTTCGGCGTTCTTCACCGTCTGGGCCTGCAGCTTCAACAGCAAATGTGTTTGATGTAAAACGAATCATGTTGCTAGTTCCTCTTGTGTGTTTTCTTGTGGTTGTTGTTCTGGTTGGTACATTTCGGCACCTTCAGTTTTTAGATAGTCTTCATAGTCCCATTTAACATAGGTGCCACGGGGCAGTTGCTGACTAAGGGCGCTAGTAATCGCTTTGGCGTACATTGACAGGCCGAATGTCCAAAGATCGGATTTGGCGCTGTCGCTATTTGTGTATGCGTAACTACCTGTTGAAATACCCAATAGATACGGGGGCACATTGCACAAATTAGCGATCTGCTTACTTTGATATTCGGCGGCGTCAATCAACAGCATTTTGTCAGGTGTTGCGTTGGTTTCTGTGTACGTCAAAAATTCGTTTAGTGCAGCTGTCTGATTGGTTGCACGTGCTTGGTTAAACGCTTCAGCCAACTGTGCCAACTCAAGAGCTGACAACGGTTCGCCACCAGTCTGCTTCAGAACGCCAGCTGGTATTGCTGAACTTGCGTTTCGATACCTGGCGTCCTCAAGTTTTAGAGCTGTGTTAATGGTTTGTTCTGACATAAAGATCATGCCTTGAGTTGGGCTGTAGATCTGCACAACATCGGCAGGGTCTAAAGCGCCACCATTGAAATAGATCTCTTTTGACTTACCGAACCACACCGGGCCAACAGCGTCGGCAGTGGTAATAGAACCCTGGGGTAGACGGGTGGCGCTGGCCATGTAACCGTCTTTGGTTCGGCTGGTAATGTACAAAAAGCAACGGCCATAAAAGAAAAGGTCGTCAAATACCCAAGGAAATAGAAAGTTGTTTGGCATTTCGGGGTCTAGTTGTTTTAGCCATGAACGTGGCGCCAGCGGTACGGTTTCCATTTCTTGACCGTTCCACATTTCGGTACACATTTTTAATTCCATGTTTGCTAGGACTGAGGCCATCAGGTCACGGCTTCGACTGATAGCGGCCACACTCATTGCACGGTTACGCAACAGGCCAGCCTGGTAAGACCAGAAATCGCCAATGAAATTAGGGTTAGCAGTTTGGGAAGAATAGTAAGAGCCACCAACCGCAGCTGCTTGCACGGTCGGTTCAGGCTGGGGCGAAATTTGCGCCTTGTTTACTTTGTTACTTGTAAATAATCCCATGGTGTTTTCCTATCGGGGGGTGTCCCTGCCCTGCCCGACGCAGGACAGGGACTAGACAAACATTAGCGTGGCACGGGTTCACGGTGTCCTAGACACAGCAAACATGGGTTTGCCAACAACCTTTGGCCGTGAACTTTCGGCAATTGCCCACGCCATGCACCGGCACAGCTCTATCGGGCCTGGGGACTTTTGCGAACTAAGAACGACACCACCGCCAGTTTTGGTTAGCACTGCACGGTTGACATGTTCAGCCAAAGCAAGTTCGCCACGGTGTCTTACTTTGCCTTCCACAATCATTTTTTGGATAAGGCCCGAATACTTGAGTAGTTCGCCGTAACCAATGACGCTACTTCGACGTTCCAAATGTTTCGGCAAATGCAAATGCAAGGCTGGCGTAATAACCAGACTGGTGGCCGTGTCTGCCATGACCCGTTCTACTTCTTCCCACATGGCGTCTTCGGTGTCCACCATAAATTCGACACACACATGGGCTTTGGATTCAAGCACTGATGACCTGACGCCTACATAACGCCCGTCTGTTAGGTCGGTGTCAACAGCCAACACGCCGCCTGGTGGCATTGGTATATCAGTCTTTTGTTTGTCCCAAACGCCAGGTTGAAGCCAAGCTCCACGGGCCGAAACCCACATGTTCAAGTGGGCACGCAGGAAACTGTCTTTTTTGCTGACAGCCCTAAGCGCTTCAATGGTTACGGTTTGCCCCATCGCTGGGTTTGCCATAACCCAATTGCTTTCTAATCGGGGGTCACTGCCTGGCTTCATGCTGTATTCAGCGAAATACAAACTGCCAGTTGTGCCGGTATCTATCTCACTAATCGCCTGTTCTCTAAACGCAATCATGGCGGCGCTTGACTCATCGCCAGCGGTAGACCACATAGACAACAACGGTGACTGCCTAGCAATCTGACTAGGCCGTAACGCTTCATCGACTACAGCTGCTGAAATGTTCCAAAGTTCGTCAATCACAATTAGGTCATAACTACCGCCGTGCAGGTTTGGTGTCGCAGCTCTAACTTCCCACGTGGAACCATCAGGCATTTTTACGGACTTACGGCCCATGGCATTGGCGGCTTTAGCCCCAAATTTGTCTACAAGTATTGGGGCGATAAACCCGAATATGGCTTCGGCACGGTCAAGTTTGTTTGCCACCGAAAGCACCGCCTGGGGCTTACCACGCATAGACGCCAGTTCAGTGATCCACCAACCAATCATGGCTTGCAATGCAACAGACTTGCCCTGCTGTCTAGCCGTAGATACCAGAGCTTCACGAAACTGCAGATTGCCTAAACCGTCATGCGACAACTGACCGTTCAACACATGCTTTTGCCATGGCATTAGTTCAATGCCCATATGCAAACTAGCCCACTGAGAAATCCCCTCCCCAAAACTGTGCTGATTCAAGCCAACCGTTTCGAGTCTCGGTAAATGCTTTTCAACCACGGCCAGTTCGGGCTGGTTACCGCCAGTTTCGCCCAAAATGTTTTTGGAGCATGGGGTCGGGGGCAGTGCCGGCGTGTCAAAAAAATGGTTTACGGCTTCGTTGCGTTTTTGTATGCGTTGGGCGTCTCTTTTGCCTTTGTATATGGCGCCACGTTTGCTGTTGCATTTACGGCATGCAGGGACAAGGTTGTCTAGGTCATCAGTGCCGCCACGGTCATGTTCTATTAGGTGGTCTGCTGTCATGGGGTTTGCTGTTGTTCCTTGCTGGCCGCACCAATGGCATGGTGGGTTGTTGGCTAGCAGGGCTTGCCTGTTGCGTCGATAGGTCAGGTCGTTGGTTGTGTGTTCTCTGGGCATTGGTCGGGTCTCCTTTTTACTGATGTTAGGTCAAGGTCAAGGTCAAGAGATACTGACGCCCACACAGGAAGGGCGCCTGTGCGGTTGTCCTCGGTTGACATGTGAAAGGTGGGTGGTTTGTTTCCCCCACAATTTGGGCAAGTAGCCACAGGGTGCCGGTCTATTTGTTTTCGGTGGACAACCTTCGCCATTTGTGCCGTTTGGAAACGCTGTTCGCCTACATCGGTGCGTAGGCGTCTACCCAGGTTCCCCTGTTTACTGCCCACCACCTACAACCGTGGCACACACATGCGACTAATGAAATTGTTTTGGGACTGTATCAGGTCGCTGGGTGGCGTATCTCTACCGTGTGTATTGCTGTCCATTGACCATTCAGCAGGACTTCGGCGTGGGTGATTGCTGTTACTGGCATGAAGTTGCCGTTCACAGTTAAGTATTCGACATCATGCGAGTTTGATATAGCGATAGCAAACACATTGTGGGCAAAGCGGTGGTTGCTACCTTTAGTCCAAATACGGATTGGGTTAATGGGTTGCATGAATTCAGTCATGGTCGGGTCTCCTGGCTAGTCGGGTTGATATGAAATCTATGTCTTTAGGCCGCCACACGTGGACTTCCATACCAGCTGACGACAACCTGCTGAACCATAATTGTTGGCTGGTAGATAGTGTCCCAATACTGCTTTTTAGTTCGGCAAATATGACGCCACGATCAGCATGGCACAAGACTAGATCAGGGAAGCCAGCGTGACCAGTAAGTGGGGTTTTCCACACCCCTGGGCGGATTTCCACAGCACGGGTGTGCATAACTAGCCAGCCGTGCAACTTAGCCAACATGATCACTTGCGACTGAAAATATGATTCTTTCATCGGAGGGTTTCCATAGGGTAAAGGTCTTTTCGTGGCAAGCCGTAGCACTGGTTATCTTCATACAGCAAACGGCCTTTAGTTCTGACGTCTGCAGCTGTGGCCCAGCCTGCAATTACTACTTGTGGCCCGTCGACTACGCAGTAGATGTACACAGCGTCTTTGTCGTATTCACGGATATACAGGTAATAATCTTTGCCTTCTCGTCGTTGACTGCTTCGTACTTCGTACCGGTCAACATCGTTAGCGCCAATTTTGCCTTTGCCTGTCCACGGCAAGCGTAAATACAGTGACACAGCCAGTTCGCTGACAGCGCCAAGCACATCTATTTGTTGTTTGAGTTCTTCCGTTAGCGTGATTCCTGTAAATGTGCGTGAAGTCTGATTGCGGCCTGATTCCATGCGGCGTTCAGCTTCTTTTACGGCTACAGCCATTTGACTGTCGGTCAACGTCACTACTACAGCCATTAGGGTGCCAGCCTTTTAATTAAAGCCGTGGCGTCAGCTCTAGTTTCAGGCACTGGGCCTTCATAATTTAAACCTCGTAGATACTTCAATTGGGCTTCCGATGGTGCATTGCTCGCATTTGCCCCTAGCGCCTGTCTGGGCGCATTTTGAGGCTGTTTGACAAGCGTTGCTGGGGCGCTGGTTTCTTGACGGTTGCGTACTTCTTCGGCGCTAGCCATCTTCGGGCCAAAACTCATCATTAGACCTAGAACACGGCCTAAAGCACTGGTGCTTGCGTTCATCTGTTCTGAGTCACGGGTGAAACTGGTTTTGCCTGGGAAAGGTTCAAAGCATGTTGCTTGTGCCGGTACGGGGTCGTCAGGTGTTCGCCAGGCTTGCATGGTTACTGAAATGAAAGTCTTGTCTGCAATGGTGATGATTTCGGGTCGGTTTTCAATTATGCGTAGTTCAGGCCAGCGTTCAAGTGCAGCTGCAAAGCGTGTTGGTACGTCGACATAGTTTGACAAGTCCATTAGTTGCCCCTGTTTCTGTCGTAGGCCGTGCGTTCAGCGTTGGTCATGTTTGCCCATTTGTGTAGCTCTGCACAGCGCCGTGATTCGTCTGGGGTCATGTGTAGCCAGTCCCCTGCTTTGCCACAGTTCAAGCAGATACCTTGCAACAGGTCTTGCATGCGAATGTCAAAGGGTGTCAGTTCTGTTTTGCATAGTTCACAGGTCATTTGAAACCACCTAGGCGCATAGCCACGATGGCGTCTTGTGTCTGCTTAGTCAGATTTGACAAATAGATACCGTGCTCTTCGGCAACATAAGCCAATTCAAAAAGGGCTTTGCGGAGCATTGCAATATCTTCGGTTTGCTTTTCTAACTGCCAGGCGGCGGCCTTCATAGCAATTTCTGCTTTGGCTATCGCCGCAGTCATTTCGGCTAGTTGATCTGTCATGTCGGGCCTTTCATTTAGTCGGGATATTTCTACGATAACCAATCGGTGTTGCTGAGTAGCGCATGCGACGCCTGTCGCCTTCGGAAGTGTTAGCCCAAATGCCTTGTAAAGCCTTTTCGGGGAATGACACGGCGTAGGCGAAACACTTGTCGAATACTGGGCAGGCTTCACATATCGGTTTGATGATTGCACGTGATTCTGCAGATTCTTTGGCGTTGCTGGGAAAGAACAGGGCCGTGTCAATGCCTTTGCAAGCTGCGTCTTGTTGCCAGTCGGGTCGGTCAACATTGAACATGTGTTAGCACATTCTCCATGGTTTCCAACCGCATGCGCCTGTCTCAGCGATTGTGTCGTAGAGCAGGAAACCAAATCTTAGGTTTAGGGTTGGGTCTGACATGGATTCTTCAAACGGCATAGCGAAAAGTTCTTCCGCCCAGCGCCTATGAATATTATTCGCCTGAACTAAACCGTGATCACTGCCATTGAACTTTGGGTGTTGGTAGCCAATGTTCAAACAGCGTGTCTCCTTCCAGATCAGCCTGCCGAGTTTCTCTAGCGTTTCGGTGTTATTCGGCCAGCCCACCGATACGGCTACCGGCAACCATTCCTGGCATTTTGTCGCAGGGTCAACATAAGCCACTTTTGTGGTGGGTTGTGTCGAAGTAGTCGTGCTGGTTGTGGTTGTCAGCTCTACGGCCCTGTCGTGCAGCTGCTGTGGGGTTAACTCGCCCAGGGTGATTGTGGCTGGCACTACTGGGGTTGTGTTTGGTGGGGTGTCTTTTTGGTTGACTACCGCAAACGCCGCACACATTAGGTAGGTGAATAGGGCTAGCCCTAGAAAACGCTTTACATTCATTTTGTTGTCCTTCAGTCGGGGTCAGGTCGGGGTATGTCTACCGATTCGGTAGGTCTATGTCAAGTACCCATAATAGTTTTGAAAGCGTGGTGAACGACATCAGGGTGGTCGGCCAGTAGTGGGGCGACTTCGACGTGCACCCATTGGGCGCCTTTTGACCCAATAGTGTTTTTGTCGTACACACGCCAGGCGTCACGATCGCAACGATAGCCAGCGCCCCAACCTTTGGGGTTGTTTTTGTAGGTACCGGCATAGTCGTGGATTTCTTCTATGCACAAAATGTCACGGTGGGTAAATAGGAAGTCGATCAGTTTTAACCGTTGTTCAGGGGTGCCTTTAAGGTCTACAGCTCGCCAGGTGGCGTGTACTGACTTCTTTGGTGGGGTTGTCCCAACCATGTTTCTGTCGTTAAAAATGCCTATGTTTGTGACGCCAAAAAGGTAGCAACAGTAATCAACAAACACTTTGGTGCCTTCACGTTTGGCGGCGTGTACGGCGTCTTTGTTGCCGGTGTAGGGTCTAATTGCCATCGTCTTTTTCTCCTTTGTCTTTTAGGCCGTTACTTGCCAGGATTCCAGATAAGGCACCGGTTAAAAACAACATCATTGGTGATAGCAACCCCCAAGCTGATTCGTCATTAGGGCTGACTTCCAAAGGTTGAATCACAAACAGCAGGCCGTACAACAAAGCTGCAGTTGAACCTAGAAACGCTACGGCTAAAGCAATACCCACGATGAGTATTAGTCGGGCTTTAATTTCTGAGTTTGTGTACTTTTTCATTGGTTGCACCTTTGGGCTGTGGGTTGGGTTTCGCAGTTGTCTCGAGTGCGGTCGCTACAGCTGGTGATGACCAGCATGAGTGCAATGGCGAGGGCGGCGATCACGGCGAGCGTTTTCATGGCATCGGATGGTTGCTGTTGTAGACACCTTGCTCTACCCATGCTTCGTATTCTTCGTCGGTCATAAGTCGTTCGGTGTCGTCTACTTGAACGTAAACAGCGTCTTGTGGGTAGAGGGCCTTATATTCTTGCTCGGTCATGTCAGTTCCTTTGTCCTAGTTCCTGTAGCCATAAATTTTGATTGTTCCACCTGTAATTGTTCCTGAAAGAACGGCAATAGTGAACCCTGTGTAAGAAGTTGCTACGCCGTGATAACCCACACTTGGGGTGGCAAAAGTGGTGTTCATGCCTGATGATTGGCTAAATGTGTATTTGGCTAAAAATGGGTTTTGCAGTTCAATATTTGCCTGAAGGCCATTAGCAACAAAAGTTGATCCTGCTTGAAAATTTGCGACATTACTTGCACCACCAACGAAAGCAGCGCCGGCATAAGTGACACCAGCGTTGGCGTAGTAGTAACCAGTAGTCGAAGCGCCTAATTGCAAAGTCAAAAACGATTGAGCACTTGATGCTCCGCCACTAATAATAATTTTGTAGTTGTCGTAATCGCTGGAAAAAGCACCAGTAACGGCAACTGATGAAACTGCGTTACCAATGGTCTGCGTCTTGACAAGCCACAAACCGACAGCGTTCATCTCCGCAGCTGTTAAAACATCACCAGAACTGAAAGTGGGGTAAGTCATATTTCCTCCTTTACCAGCCAAGTCGACTGGTGTTCAAAATACCTAAAAAAGTGTTGTCAAG